ATTCTTTAATTGCACTTATATTATATGAAGAATCACAAGAGAACAAAGATCAAATGACTTTTACATTTCATGGACATGATGAACCTACATCACGTACAGCATCAACAACAATATCATCAACAAGTCAACTTGAGGATTGTGGAACACAAATAAATCCATTAAAAGTAGGAGATCAAGGGTGACACCAAAAGATTTCGCAATTCTGATTGATCAGAAAGTTCAAATGAAACAGATGACACATATGGATGCTATCTTAGAATATTGTAAAGAGAAAGAGATTGAACCAGATACTGTTACACATTTAATTAATCGCACACTCAAAGAAAAGATTAAATTAAATGCTGAAGAATTGCATTATCTACCAAAGAGTGGTACATTACCAGTATGAACGTAACTTTAATTGACAAAATGGGCAGTGATGCAACAGTTGTCAATGCAGCTCGTGTATCATTTGCAAAACAAATCGAAGGTCATCGAGTTGGTCTAACACAAAAAGATGAAAAATTAATTAAGTATTTGGCAGAACATGAACACTGGTCACCATTTGCTCATGCAAGTTTACAATTTAGAATTAAAGCACCAGTCTTTGTTGCACGTCAATTAGTCAAACATCAAGTTGGATTAGTTTGGAATGAGGTTAGTCGTAGATATGTTGATGATGAACCTGAGTTTTATGTTCCTTTTATGTGGCGTAAAAGACCACCAAAGAGTATTAAACAAGGGTCAAGTAAAGAAGAAGTTGAATATGATATAACTAATGAAATTGGTATTTTAAAAAAATTATATAATGACATGATTGAAAAGGGTATTGCACCTGAAATGGCAAGAATGGTTTTACCTCAAAATATGATGACTGAATGGTATTGGTCTGGTAGTTTATATGCATTTGCTCGTGTATGTAATTTAAGATTAAAAGAAGACACACAATCTGAAACAAGAGATGTGGTTACACACATTGAACAAGTAATGAGAGATCAATTTCCAGTGAGTAGTCAATATTTGTTAGATAATTAATGGATGGATTTGACGTTTACAAAACATACTTAGCGATTAAATTACACTTTACACGTGATGACTATAATTTTGATATGTATAACGGCCGTACTCGGGCTTCTTATGATTCCTTTAGCAAAAGGAATGATCGCTTCTTTTTTCATCGTATTGCTAAAAAGTATAAAACTGATGTGGTTGACTTTTTGGTTTCTGGTTTTGTTGGCAATCATAACACTTGGGTGGGAGACCTTAACTCATCCACCGCAGAACAAAAATATTTACAACACGTTAAACGGAGAGATGGTTTCTCTTATTACTTTAAATTAGATATGATGCATTTAATTAAAAAAGCAAACGGTGATTTCAATAAGATATTTAAATGTTATAAAGGTCAACATCCTATTCTACTTAAAAGTTTTCTTGCCAAAAAGATTGGTTTAGATACACTATCAGTTTTACAAAAGATGTTTAACTATTGTAAAAAGTTTGATAAAGAGATTGAAGAAAAGATTGTATGGCCTAAAGTGAGTTTACTTACACGTAAATATACAACATTCTTAGGTGATAAAGATTACAATAAATTAAAAGAGATTATAAAACAATGCGTAGTTTCGTAATAGCAAACGGCACAAGCCGTATAAGATTTGATTTAAATATTTTATCAATGTATGGTAAAACTTATGGCTGTAACGCATTATACAGAGATTTTACACCCGATTATATTGGTGGTATTGATCGACCAATGATTGATGAAATGGTCAGAGAAGGTGCATGGCAAAACTCTACGATGATTTGTAAACACATGTATCCTGGTTCTTTTGATCCTTTTCCTCGTGCAAAATTATATGTTAAAACATTTAAACAAGCATTAGGTTATGATAAACACTATGATACAGGACAAACAATGTTGGATTATGCATCACAACATTTACAAGAAGGTGAAATTTATATGCTTGGATTTGATTTAACAAATTACATAGAACAAAGTCAAAGAAATATTGATAACAAAATTGATAACATCTATGCAGGTACTGATTGTTATGCATCACTAGAGGCTGCCGAAAAGTATTGTGGTAAATGGATAAATGAGATGAAAGAAATTTTTAGTTTAAATTCAAAGATTAAATACTATCGAGTTGGTGCAACAATCAAACCAAATGAATTTAATTTAATTAATAATTTATATCATATAACTTATGATGAGATGTTGGAGAAACTAGGTGCAAATAATTGATGATATAGTTGACATTCAAACACAAGAAAATATTAAAAATACACTACTAGATAATAATTTTTCTTGGAATTATGTTGATGATGTATCTATTAAAAACAATGAACATCAAAGACGACCAGGTTTTAGTCATTACTTTGTAAAAAATAATAGTATTATAAGTGAACACTATGATTTAATTAAAACTATTATATTAAATGCTGTTGGTGAAACAAATCTTATCAATGCAAGATCATTTTTACAGTTACCTTTAAATGCAAAATTTATAGGAAAAGGTATTGATACACCACATTTAGATTTAACTGTTCCACACACAGTCATATTATATTATGTCAATGATAGTGATGGTGATACAGTTTTATATGATTATATAAGTAAAGATGAGAATGATATTCCTTATTTTGAGGATGTAAAGATAAAGAAAACAATAACACCAAAACAAGGTAGAGTTGTTATTTTTAATGGATTGACTTGGCACACAGCAAGACAACCAAAAGAAAATGTTAGATGTATTATAAATTGTAATATTGTGGGGAGTTAATGAAAAGATTATTTGTAATTGGAAATGGCGAAAGTCGAAAAAACTTTGATTTAAATTTACTCAAAGATAAAGGTAAAGTTTATGGTTGTAATGGTTTATACAGAGATCATAAACCTGATGCTTTAATATGTGTTGATCCTGGTATTATGCATGAAGTGTATGATTCTGGTTTTGTATTAGACACACAATGTTATTATCGAGGTTGGACAACAATACCAGAAATGATGTATGAAGATATGAAGAACACACACATACAAGACATGACAGGAAGATTTCAGTATGAACCAAAAGTGATTGAAGGTCCTAAACCAGAAGGTTCAAATGAATTTATCATACATGGTTCGACAGCAATTCATCGAAGTAAAATCTTACAAGAGGAAAGAGAATACAAAGGTGTTGGTTCAAATGTTCTTTTTATATCATGGAAACATCCAGATGATAAAGTAAAAAGAATAGACGAAGTGATGGATTTGAATGACGGCACTACAGGAGATTGTGGATGGTCAGCAGGTCCAACAGCAATGAACATTGGATGTTCAATAGAAAAACCAGATGAAGTTTTTATGATAGGTTGTGATTTATATTCTGTCACAGGTAAATTCAACAATATGTACAAAAACACTTATCATTATGAAAAAGATGATATTGATGCTGTCAATCCTGTTAATTGGTTGCAACAATATAAAGCAACATTCTATACAAATTCAAATACAGAATTTTATAAAGTCAATGAACTACCTCTAGGATCAGATGATAAAGTCAATAAAAGAATAGAGGAATGGGAAGACTTATTAAATATAAACTACATTACACAAGAAGAACTTATCAACAGATTTATAATCTAAAGATAAAAAATTACGTATAAATATCACGTTAACATTTACATTATGGTAATGTGAATCTAAAAAAGGAAAATAAATGCAAAAATTAATATTAATTTTAGCTGCATTGATGATGTCAAAATCATCTTTTGCAGAAATTTCAGGTGCAATTGGAGTTGATTTCTCCGAGAACGCCGCAGGCGATGTAATCGCAACAAAAGACATTGACTTGGATATTTCAAGTGATGTTGGATTTGCGTCTATCGCTGTGATTACAAACTCAAGTGACCAACTTGTTTTAGACGAGTATTCACTTGGTGTGAAATACACAAACGGTTCTATCAGTTATGGTGAACAGAGTGACATCTTTATCGGTGGTGGACTTGAAGTTGTTGGTGCAGACACACTAGCAAATCCAAGTGATGCTGGCGAAAGTATCATTGGTTCATACAAAAATACCTCTGTAAGATTTTTATTTACAGACACAGGTACAGACGTAACTGATTTTGATACAGTACAAATCAAACATTCATTAGATGTTGGTAAGTTAAGTCTTGCTGGTTCTGTTGATCACACAATTGAAACAGACGATAACATCTATGCTGTAGAAGCAGGATTGAACATTGCACCAGACGTTGCTTTAACAACTGTTGCAACACACGACAATTCTTTAACAGACAAAGTGGCATACGAATCAATCATCTCTACAAAAGGGTTTTCTCTTTTTGTAAACGGTGATGAAGGCGATTGGTCACAAAATGCAGGTGCAGGTTATATCTCATCTTACAAATCAGTTGACTGGTATGTAGAAGCTGGATACAATATGGATTCTAAAGACGTAACACCAGCTGCTGGAGTATCTGTTAATTTCTAATATTTTTGAACAAGGTGGGGTTTCGACCCCACTTTTTAGTTGACAAAGTTGACTATATATGATATAATACAATCTTATATTATGAATACGTGGATAACAAAAACATACAATAAACATACGGAGAATACAATAAATGT